GCCCCTACAAGGTGCCTCTCCTTTTACTTAGGTACATTCTATCATACAAACGTTTTAAGCACCCTTATAGACGATTTTCAATGAACCTTTATTACATACTTTTTACGGTCATCTTACTTGCAATTGTTGTAGAACCATTATTCCTTCGTTGGCTTTATCTTCAAGTTAGTCGTGGTGAACTCTTTATTCAACGAACACTCTTTATGATTAAACTACGTTGGGATATGTTCTCCATCCGACAAGGTTGGCATGATGATAAATACCTAAACATGGCTAAGGAGTTGATGCAAGATGAGTGATGTACTAAAGGCTCTTCAAGGTGATTTTAAACTATTTCTTCAAGCACTGTGGCAACAGCTAGATCTACCCTCACCTACACGTGCTCAATACGCTATTGCAGACTACCTACAACACGGTCCTAAACGACTACAGATCCAAGCATTTCGAGGAGTCGGTAAATCATGGATTACTGGTGCATTTGTGCTATGGACTCTCTTTAATAATGCTGAAAAGAAGATCATGATTATTTCAGCATCAAAAGAACGTGCTGATAACATGTCTATCTTCCTTCAGAAGCTAATTATTGAGACACCATGGCTATCACATTTGAGACCAAAGAGTGATGATGCCCGGTGGTCTCGTATTAGCTTTGACGTGAACTGTAGTCCTCACCAAGCACCATCCGTTAAATCAGTCGGTATTACGGGTCAGTTGACTGGTTCTCGTGCTGACTTAATGATTCTAGACGATATTGAGGTGCCTGGTAACTCTATGACAGAGATGATGCGAGAAAAGCTCCTTCAACTCTGTACTGAAGCTGAATCCATCCTAACACCAAAGAAAGATAGTCGTATCATGTACCTTGGTACACCACAGACTACCTTTACCATCTACCGTAAACTAGCTGAACGTAACTACAAACCATTTGTCTGGCCAGCACGTTACCCACGTAAGTTATCTAACTACGAAGGACTCCTTGCACCACAGATCCAAGAAGACATTGATCAAGGTTCTGAACCATGGGATGTAACAGACCCTGATCGCTTCTCTAACGACGATCTAATTGAACGGGAAGCATCCATGGGTCGTAGCAACTTTATGCTACAGTTTATGCTAGACACCAGTCTTAGTGACGCTGAAAAGTTCCCACTTAAGATGGCAGACCTTATCGTTACAGCAGTTAACCCTAAGGAATGTCCTGATGCTGTAGTGTGGTGTTCTGACCCAAGTAATGTCATTAAAGACCTACCTACTGTTGGTCTACCTGGTGATTACTTCTACTCACCAATGGTTATGCAAGGTGAATGGTTACCCTACACAGAAACTATCTGCTCCGTAGACCCTAGCGGTAGAGGTACCGACGAAACAGCAGCTTCTTTCCTTTCTCAACGTAACGGTTTCATCTACCTCCATGAAGTACGTGCTTACACTGATGGCTATAGTGATGCTACTTTGTTAGACATCCTTAGAGGTTGTAAAAAATACGGTGTAACTAAACTTCTTATCGAAACTAACTTTGGTGATGGTATCGTTGCAGAACTATTCCGTAAACACCTTCAACAAACTAAACAAGCTATTGATATTGATGAAGTCCGAGCTAATGTCCGAAAAGAAGACCGTATTATTGATACCCTTGAGCCTGTTCTTAATCAACATAAGCTTATTGTTAATCGGTCTGTGGTGGAATGGGACTTCAACTCGAATAAAGAAGCCGCACCCGAAACTAGACTCCTCTATATGCTGTTCTATCAGATGTCAAGGATGTGTCGGGAAAAAGGTGCCGTAAGACACGATGATAGATTAGACTCATTAGCTCAAGGTGTTAAATACTTCACAGATTCTCTTGCTATCTCTGCTTATGAAGCTGTTAAACTTCGTAAACAAGAAGATTGGAATGATATGCAAGAATCTTGGTTAGATGACCCTCAATCAGCAGCTAATCACATGGCATTTGGATTCAATTTAGACCAACGTAGACAAGCAAGACAACTAGCTGGTAAAAAGTCAGTCCCTACCTGGGTTTAGGTGCAATCAGTGCCGTATACAGGAGAAGGGAAGGGTGGACCCAACTCCTGAGGAGGAAGACATGTCTTTATCAAGACACATCTTCCTCTTTTTTCTAATGAACAGTGAGGGAATAAAATCCAAAGACAAACATCTCCCTCTTAGTTCATTCATCTACTCCACTGACTGAATCTTGTGAGTACTGATTCTCTCCATCCTTCTGAATCTTGTCACTACTTATTCTACTGTATGCATACCACCACCCTCATTCACATCACTCCTAACGCTGAAGAACTTATTAGTTACATGGCTAGGGTATCTAATCCTTCCAATCAATCAAACACTGAGACCAGTGCTAAACTAATTAAGTATCTTATTAACCATCAACACTGGTCACCTTTTGAAATGGTGAACATGTGTGTAGAAATTAATACTACACGAAGTATAGCAGCACAAATCCTTAGGCATCGTAGCTTCTCTTTTCAGGAGTTTAGTCAACGGTATGCAGAAGTAACAGTCCCGGCATCAATTCCTGAACTTCGTAGGCAAGATACCAAGAACAGACAGAATAGTATTGATGACCTAGATGAGGTGTTGAAGAAGAACTTCCAGTTTAGGATTGGTAGTTTGTACTCTGATTGCTATGGTCTCTACAAAGAACTGGTAGCAGCTGGGGTAGCCAAGGAGTGTGCAAGAGAAGTACTTCCTATGGCAGCTCCAACACGGTTGTATATGAATGGTACTATTAGGTCCTGGTTGCATTATTGTGACCTTAGGACTAGTAATGGTACGCAAAAAGAACACGCACAGATAGCAGCACAGGTACAAGATCTTCTTTATCAACACCTTCCTAACGTGTGTGAGGCAATGTGGGACAAGAACTTAAATTAGCAGAGTTTAAAGCACTTTATAAGACCTGGAAGAGAAATGTAGATTGGTTTGATCAGCTTCTTCTGGGTCTTTTGGTGTGGATTGAACAAAAACTTACTGATAATCGGGTGAAAACAGAGGTAGATGAAGCAATTAAAGAGTGGGAAACGCTTCATCCGGTAAATACTGTGTCTCCGGTGTACACGGAAAAGCCATCAGACACGTCTACAAGGCTCCCTGAGATGCGTTTAACTGTTTCTTGGTATAACGACATCTATGATGAGAAATAAAGCCCTTCTAGAGCCTTCTAGAGGGTCTTTAATTTTTGACAGAAATTTCTCAAGTCTTATACTACGCTGGCGCAGCGCCGCAGCCCCCCATAGGGGTACCCCGGATCACACGTGTGCACACCTGCCCGCACCCGCATGTACGCACCCACGCACACGCATGTAGCCTGTCCAGCGCATCTGCATCAGGCACAGGTACGCTGGCCACGGGTGTACGCGCAGGCACACACACACGCAACGAGGCAGCAACTATGCGGCAACACGCATAACCCCATTTCACACAATCTGTCTGCTCTCAATAGTACAGCTTATTGAGAACCCAGTGATACCAATGGATTTCAGCGATCAACTGTACTATAAGCAACCCTGATAACCGCTGCACCACAATGGATCAGGCTGTACTATGTGCCACTTGCTCCAACTGTCCACCGTTGAGCCGGTGCTACCATGAGCCCCTCTTCTCTTTGATGTTGAGTATCTCGACTCTCCCTGTAAAGGGTGAGGAGAGTCTCGAAACTTCAACTAGAGAAGAGAGGGAGACCCGACAACTGAATACGGCAAGCAGCCTTGGCACTGTGCCACCTGACAAGCCGACCACTCCCATCCTCAAACCTGCCGTCCTGGCTCTAGGATGGCTAAGCACCTGGACAATCGAAGATTGAGCTGAGTAGGACCACGGGTCACTGCCGCCACAACCGCCGAGCGGGTTCCGGTTGTGGGTTAGGGTACACTCCTTAGGTGCCAGCTGTGTCACGCCGAGAAGGGTGAGCACCACCAAGCGGCGACTAGCCGTCACCAGCGCCGAGCCACAGGCGCTATACAAGTTTGCTCATGGCTTCATGCGTCTGTTGTAGCGGTGGAAGCGATACGCTAGGACGCACCAATCCACTTGTTTCTTGTTTCATTATGTTCAGCTTCAACGTTACTGATCGCACTTCTTCTGCTATCCGTTGTCTGCTTGTTGATCCCATTCGTGGCACTGCTACTGTAGAGTTCAAAAATGGGTATGCTTACGAGTACACCAACGTTAGCCGTCGTGCTATCGCTAACCTGATTGCACAACCTAACATGTCTCTCGGGTTCTGGGTTAACAAGAACCTTGTTAATGCAGATCGCACTGAGCAACATGACATCAGCTTCTACACTGTAGATGGCAAGGTAGTTGCCTGATAGTTAGTTACACTTTGGCATCACATCGTTGATGCTTTTCTGTAGTTTACTTACACTAATCATGTTGTTTTACACACAAACTCTGACTGATGTGCTCGCTGAGCGCTTCACAGATATGGATGAAGTACGTGACATAGCCAACCACGGCTGTGCCATGGGTGTCTCTGGTTTCATTTACTACCACGAGACTACCAAGTTCTTCCATGATTATGAAGACGACATCGAGGATGTTTGCTATGACACTCTCGGTGATGACTTCATGTCTATCGTTGCCAAGAATACCACGAGTGTTCAAGGTATGATACAAGTCATGGTATGGCATGTCATCGAGACATACTGCCAATACGTTCTAGATAACGTCTGACTCTCTCACTCAGGGACGCACATGTTGTGTCTCCCTTTCTGAGGGACTCACACCCTCATTGCTTACCAATGGAGTTAATTATGTCCGAGATTGAATACCTACGTCAACAACTTGAGTATGCTGAAGAGCAACTCATGATTGCTGATGACACGTACAGCAAGGTCACATGGGGTAACCGATGTGATGCGCTTGAAGCTGCTCTCGCAGATGCGGAGGTTGCTTGATGACGACTGCAATCCACGACACAGCCATCAAGGTTGACATCTACCCTGATGAGTTCAAACCACTACTGAGACTTCTCAACCGTGCAATCTCTAACGATGATGTGATGCGTTACATCAGCAATGATGAAGCTGTAGTTATCTCTGGCATTCTTGACGAACTGCAAGGCAAAGCATTGGAGCACGGAGTATGAAACTATCCATCCCAAGTGACATTCTAGTAGGACAATACCTACAGTATTTCACACTCATAATGGCTGCAAGTATAGCCTTTGTGTATACTTGTGGCTACACAATCGGTCTCTTTGTTCATTCACATAACGACAAATGTACACAACTTACAAGGGTCTTCGTTAGTACGAGATCACCCTTTGTTCAGGTGCTGGGTATTTACTAG